GCGCGGTCGCTGACAGCGAGCGGCACGTCTGGCCGACGAGCGCCGCGGCCCTCGACGTCGAGGAGGTCGGCATCGCCGCGCGCGACGACGCGGACCTGAGCGCCGCCATGCTCGAGGTGGGCGAGCGCGTGCGCCAGCAGTTCCGCGGCGTGAGCATGGCCGAAAAGGAGTTGATTTCGCTGGTGAGCCGTAGTATCGCCGCGATGAGCCAGCAGGTCGCGGAGTCGGTACTAGGAGCCGACGCTGATGACCGGTGGGCGCGCCTGCCGCGACTGGCAGAGCGCATTCGGTTGAGCGCTGACAGCAGCGCTCGTGCCTATACGAAATGGAGGACGCAATCATGAGTGAAATCGTCAAGGGGAATGGCCTCGATATGGTGTCGTCGTTGGCTGACGTGCTGCGGCTCGCGGAGACGCTTGCCGCGGCAAAGGGCGGGTTCATCCCCGATCATTTCCGCACTCCCGCGCAGGTAGCCGCCGTCATCCTCGCAGGCCGCGAGCTGGGCGTCGGGCCGATGGCGAGCCTGCGCAGCTTTTATCTCGTCAACGGCAAGCTGGGCATGGACGCCAGCTTCGTTTCGGGGAGGATGCTCGCGCACGGCATCGGCCTTGAGTGGCTGCGCGACGACGACGAGTGCGCCAGCGTCAAGCTCACGCGTCCTGGCTGCGCGCCCTACACGTCGACCTTCACGCGCGCTGACGCTGAGCGTGCGGGCCTGTGGAACAGCGCAACGTGGCGCAAATACCCGCGCGCGATGCTGCGTGCGAGGGCCATCACGGCGGGTGCTCGAGCGTACGCGGCCGACGCGTTCTCCGGCAGCGTCTACACGCGCGAGGAGCTGTCCTCGACGTCGCACGACGAGGAGCCGCGCGTCGAGCACATTGCCGTCGTGGAGGGCGTGCCCGCGACGCCGACGCTCGAGGACGGCGCTGAGCGCATCGTCGCGGCACTCGACGTCGCCAGCACGGACGTCGAGCTTGCGCAGCTGCGGGCCGAGTTGGTCGCGCCTGCGTGGCCGACGTTGACGGCGAGCGGACGTGAGCGCGTGAGCAGCGCGGGCAAGCGGGCCAAGCAGCGCATCGACGAGAGCAAGAGCGCGATCATCGCGCGGATGAACGCAGACCGCGAGAGCGGAGAAGACGAGGCAATGTGAGCAGCGACCTGAATACCATTTCCGTGACCGGCCGGTGTACGCGTGACGCAGAGATTCGCGAGGTGCGCAATGGCGATCGCGTGTGCAACGTGAGCATCGCCGTGAACGGCTACAAGAAGGATGAACCGCCCTGTTACTTCGACCTCGTGATCTGGGGCAAGAAGGCAGGCGTCGCGCCCTTTCTGCGCAAGGGTCAGGCCGTTGGCGTCACGGGCCGATTCTCGCTGCGCCAGTTTGAGAAGCGCGACGGCACGCGCGGCGCTGCGCCCGAGATCACCGTCACCGAAATCGCGTTGGTCGGTGGCAAGCGCGAGGCCAGCGACGGCCCCATCGTGGAGCGTCGCGGGAAGCCTGCGGCGAGCAACTGGGACAGCGGCGGTGATGATGACCTCCCGTTCTGACATCGTGCGCGCGGCGTACGCGGAATCTCAGCTTGCGCTGGCGCAGCAGCACAACGCTGCGCTGGCGCGGACGCTGTACGCGGCGACCGTCGAGCGCGACACGCTGCGTGCAGAGCTTGAGGCCGCACGCGCTGCGCTGGGAGCGGCGTGGTGCGGCGGCACGCTCGCGGAGGGCATCACGCGGAAGTACCGATGGCTGGAGAGCTTGATCGGTGACGCAGAGAAGTCGCAATAACAACACGAGTCAAATCGCATTAGGAGACGCACATGGAACAGTGGAAGCCCGGTAATTACGGTTGGCTGTCGACGTCGGTTCTTGAAAACACCTCCCTTACGGCATACGACAAAATCGTCTTGACGTTCGTGCGGACGTTTTCAGAAATACAGCGAAAGAAGCCAATTGGCGACGCGCAGCAGAATCGCATCGTTGAACTTCCTCCCTCGAGCATCACGTCGCAGATGTGCGGGCTTCCCGAGACGACGACGCACGATGCCCTGCATCGGCTTGCACACCAAGGGTTCGTGAAACTTCATGAAAAGCTGTCGCGTCGCCGTCGCGTGGAAATCTTGCCCGTGGCGCTTGTCGCGCCGTCGCTTCGGTTCGATTGGATGATCTGCTCACGCCACGATATCAAGCCGGTTGATCGCATCGTTCTTATGGATGTTTGTGAATGGGCGAGTAGCGATCGCAATCCCACACCGGGGCGCGACTCTCGAAACGTGCACAGCATTGCAGCGCGTTGCGGAATCGACGTTCGTTCCGTACAGGTTGCGATTTTGCATTTGTCTCGTGATGGGTTTATCCGACTCCAATTGACCAACCATTTCGAGGCCCGCATCCCGTGCGTGTCTATGGCTGAGCGTACTGTCGCGCAGCCGCAGGCTCCGAAGCTGTTTCAGCCGCCTCCTGATTTGCTGGACGAAGATGCGCCCGAGCTTCAACTGTCGTTGGACACAACCAAGCGCCCGCAAGATGTGACGGCGACGCCGCGCGAGAAGCAGCTCGAGGAGCGCGTCGCAGAACTTGAGCAGCAGCTGGCGGCGAAAGCGCGCATCCAGCAGCTCGCGCGTCGCGTGGCAGAGCTTGAGCAGCAGCTCGCGTCGGAAGAACAGCCATGAGCGACGACGTCACCGAGATTACCTGCGACGGCTGCACCGCTGCGAGCGACTGGTATTGCGTCAAGTGCTGGAACGGCATCGTGCGCGAGTTGCACGACGCCGAGGTTCAGCGCGACGCCGCGAAGTGGCGTGAGAAGCGCGCGGTGATGCAGCTCGAGGAAGTGCGCGCTCGCGTCACAGAGTTTGAGCAGCTGCTCGCGTTGCGGACGCGGCAGCGGGCGCACGCGCTGGTCGTCAAGCATGGCGCGCACGGGGGCGCGACGTACGAAGTGCTCTACAGCGTGCAGCACGGCGACCTCGACCTCGAGGAAGCGTCGCGCGTCATCGACGCCATCTGCGACGCGCGCGTCGGTGGAATGGCTGCGGACCAAGCGCTCGTCGTGCGCGCGATGCGCGACGGGCGCTCGACCATCCATTGGCGCGCTGACGAGTCGGCGGCGACGGCGCTTATCCGCGAGCGCGACCAGCTGGCGGCGAAGGTTGAGAAGCTGCACGCGCGGCTGCGTCAGTCCAGCGAGCGCACGGCGAGGATGCTGCTCGGTGAGCTCGTGCGCGCGATCGACAGCGGCGAGGACACCGCGAGCATCTTGTGGATTGCGCGCGACTACCTTGGAAGGGAGCAGCTTGATGAAGCCTAATTACACGACGTTCGCGCAGGCTGAACGGGCTGCATACCTACTCGGGCTGCTTGGCAGTCATTGCTATTATTGCGGCAAAGATTGCTACAAGCATGGTGTGCGAGCTGAAGGCGACCATATGTATCCGTTGTTTTATTCGAGGATCACTGGGTTTTATTCAGACGTAATCGTTACTGCCTGCCAGCCTTGCAATACGCGCAAAGGTTCACGATTGCCTGCTCGCGGTTTTGTCGACGTCTGGATTGGTCGATTGCTGGTTGGTTATGCGGAATCAAAGTTTGCGAAGGACGAAGGAACGGCTGCCCCACCGCCTGCGGAGCGTAGAATCCCGTGCCTGTTTCGACCGCCCACAATTAAATGGGAGCAGCCTGATGACCGAGCATGACCAGATTGCCGAACTCATCCAGCAGCTTGGCCTCGTGCGCGCAGAGCTGCGTCGCTGCGAGGTGCAGCGCGACGACACGGCGACGACGCTGCGCCGCGTGCAGGCCGAGCTGCGGCAGGCGCTCGACGGGCGCGAGCGGGAGTACCACCGCGCCGAGGAAGCGCTCGAGCAGGCCGCAGCGCTGCGCGACCAGTTGGCGAAGCTCTCGCCATGACCGCAGCACGCGACGTGTTCCGCGCGGCTGGTATGCCCGCGCAGGACGGCTGCGAGGACACGGCCGCAGCGTGCGTTGTCTGCGCGCGAGAGTGGCCGCGGACGGCGCTCTACAAGCGCTGGCAGGGCGCGAACTTCACTGACCAGAACAAGCTTTATGGGCACGGCTTGTCGGACCGCATCTGCGAGCCGTGCATCTATGCGCACTCGTGGGTGCAGCCGCCTGGATACCCGCCAGCGGAGCCCGGCAAGAAGGGCGTCAATCTACGGCTGTTCTCGCATATGCACGACGAGCGCGGTTATCTGTTCGCAAACAAGGGCAACAAGCCTTTGATTCGCGACTGGCTGCGCGCACCGAAGGTTGGCGCGTGGTGGGCTGCTATCGCGGACAGTGGGCAGAAGCACGTTCTCCCGTGGACGCGCGTCAACGCGGCTCGCCATCGCGGGCAGGGCGTCGTGCGGCTCGAGCAGCGCGATGTCGAGATCGGAGATTGGGCACTGGTGGACGTGATGACGGCCGCATTGACCGCGGGCGTCACGAAGGCCGATATCGAGACGGGCCAGTACACGTCGAGGTCGTGGCAGTTGGCCGAGGAGTTGGTGCGCCGGTTGGAGCGCGAGCACGGGCACGCGCGCGGCGGTGGATGGTGGGAGCTCGCGCTGTGGTTGTCGCAGCGCGACGAGGTCGCAGCAGCAGAGCGCATGGCGCTGGAAAAGGAGACGCGAGATGCACGACGAACAAAGAGCGGACGCAGTGCGGGACGCAGCGGTGGCGCTGCTGATGGAAGCGCGAGCGGAGTATCTGGCGAACGGGGCGAATCCGCTCAAGCATTGGGACCAGTTGCAGGACCGGCTCGCAGCAGCGATGAGGACGAGCGGCAGCGCGGAGCAGTTGGTGTCGACGCTGCGGCGCGGCCTGAATCTCAGCGCGCCCAGCTCAGCCTTTTCTAACACCGCGACCGTGCTTGTCGGCGCGATGGACGCCGACCCCATGCTGTGGATCGGATTGCTCGAGAGCGAGCTGGGATATCTGATGGCGCGCGCGCGCGTTGAGGCTGAGCGGCGCAAGGCTGCTCGAGAGGAGGCCAAGTGATGGAACGCCACAAGATCGAGATTCTGTTGCGCGCGGAGCAGCCCATCGCGCACGCCGAGGGCACGGTCGGCAATACGCAGATCGCTATGCGCCGCAAGGTGCGGCTGCCGTCAGGACGCTGGACGCGTATCCCGTACATCACGGGCGACACCATGCGCCACGGGCTGCGCGAGGCCGGCACGTACGCGCTGCTCGAGGCCGCGGGGATGCTGACTGGCGGGCCGGGGCTCACCGAGGCTGCGCTGCGTCTGCTGTTCAGCGGAGGCATGGTGCTTGGCGCTGCAAACGAAGTCGTGAAGATCGATGACGCGCGCAAGCTCCGCGAGCTGATGCCGCACATCGGGCTGCTCGGCGGGTGCATCGGCAATCGCATCGAGCCGGGCAAGATTGAGTGCGGCGACGCGATGCTCGTCTGCGATGAGTGGATGCACCTGACGCCTGCGTGGGTTGTCGAGCACTTGACGCACGAGGGCGCGGAGACGTCGAGCGCGCGCGAGCACGTTGAGCTCGTGCAGCGCGTGCGCATGGACCCGACGCTCGACACGCGCAAACGCTTGCTGCTGAGCGGCGGCGAGCAGCTCAAGACGGAGAACCGGCTTCTCGCAAGCGAGGTCGCCAGCGCGCGCGATGACGCTGCGGGCAAGGACCGCGAGAAGAGCACGATGATGCCGTTCACCTACGAGACGCTGAGCGCGGGGTCGCTGTTCATCTGGAGGCTTGACGCGACGACGCACTCGCAGCTCGAGCGCGACACGCTTTACGTCATGCTCGCGGCGTTCCTTTCGCGCGCGCGCGTCGGCGGCAAGAAGGGCACGGGCCACGGGCTGCTGGTGCCGATCGCCGCACGCGGACTTGAGCGCGACGTGTCGGCGTCGCCAGAGCAGCTTGATGCGCTTGCGGTCACCGGCGACAATCGCGCGCCCGAGATTGCACGCTTCCGCGCGCACGTCGCGGAGCGGGCCGACGCGCTCAAATCGATGCTCGAGAAGGTGCAGGCATGAAACCGCTGCGCGTCGTCGCGGAGATGGAGACGCGCCTCATTCTGCCCGTCGAGGGCATCCATCTCGACGCGCTGCTGATGGCGGCAGTCGCTCGACGGGATGACGCGCCGCCGCTGTACACGCAGCGAGACGCCGTCGAGGCGCAGCCGCTCGACATACCGATCGCGCTCTCATCATGCGGGCGCTACTACCAGTGCACGACGAGTCTCGCGCACGTCGAGGCGCGCGAGCATCGATGGTTGAATCGGCGCTTCCCGCTACAAGAGGCGATTGCTCTCGGCGGGCCGACCGTGCGACGCGTGCAGCTCTCGGAGGGCAGCTGCAAGAGCTACCGAATCCCCGTGGAGGCGATGCACGTGCGCGAGCTGCACTGGTATGCCATCGGAGACGCGGAGGGCGTGCGCGAGCTGCTGTCGCTGGTATCGCGTCTCGGCCGTCGTCGCGCGGCTGGCGAGGGCACTGTGCTTGCGTGGCGCGTCGAGGAGATGGACGAGACGTGGCAAGGCTTCCCGACGCTGAGCGTCGAGGGCGTGCCGATGCGCCATTTGCCGCTCAACGTGCCGGGCCTGCGCGACTACTCGACGCGCATCGGCTGCGTGCGCCCGCCGTACTGGACGCGCGCTCGCGAAGAGGAGATCGCGTGCCCGCTCTGACGCGCGACTGGCGCAGCCAATATCTTGCGTGGTCTGAGACAGACGTGCACCAGCGGCGCGTCGCGATGGCAGTCGACGTCATCGAGCGCGCGGCGGCACGCGGCACCATCGCGATCGCCATGTCGTGGGGCAAGGACTCTGTCGCTGTTGCAGACCTTGTGCTCGCGACTATCGGCGGCAGGGTGCCTGTCTATCATCTTGCGCACGCTTATCCGCTTCCGGGTAGCGAGCACGTCGAGCAGCACTTCCGCTCGCGCACTGACGTTCACGTCGTGCCGCCGAGTCGCAGCGTTGACGATGTCATTGCGTGGCTCTCGACAAACGGACTGGGCTACGAGCGCGGACGGTCCAGTACGAGTAAAGCGGGTCAGCACAAAAAGGATGGCGGCGCTGAATGGGCGACTGTCAACGGAATCGACGTCACCATCATGGGAATGCGCGCTGAAGAGGCTCCCGGTCGCCGCGCGCATTTCAAGTTCAATGGCTTGATTTTTACGCGGCAATCGGGTGTGACGACGGCCAACCCGCTTGGCTGGTGGGAGGCGCGCGACGTGTGGGCATACATCGCGACACGCGATCTGCCATATCATCGACTCTACGATTGCGAGACGCATGGGCAGACGCGCGAGACGCTACGCAACGCTGGATGGCTGACAACCATTGGCGCGCAGCACGGGCGTATCGCGTGGCTCGCGCATCATTTTCCCGCTGAATATCGACGTCTCGAAGCTGCGTTTCCGCGCGTGAGGATGCTGCGATGACCGCGCTCGCGACCACCGACGAGGACTGGACGCGGCCGTGCGTGACGGCTCCGCGCGCGACGCTGTGCGTGGGCCTGCCCATCACGCTCGACGGCTACTACCGCGCGCTTGAGCTGCACGAATGCTCGTGGCTTCACGCGGCGCTGACAGGCGCGCTAGGGCGTAGTCATCAGCGGCCATCGGCGCACACGCGCAGCGACTGGACGCTCGTACCGTGGCGCTCTCAATCGGGCTGGGCCGCAGCGTGGTGGAGCGAGGCCGACGCGCTCGCGCTCGCCACGACGTCGCGGCACTCACGCATCGGAGCGCGCGACGTGCAGCTGCGCTTTGGCTCACCGACACGCGTGCACACGCCGCCGACGTACGCGACTGGCGTGCATCTCGCGCGCGTCACGCTGCGCACGCCGCTCGTCGTGTCATCGACCAACAGCGCGGGCCAGAAGGTCAGCAAGCGGCACGCGGACGATGCTTCGATGATGAATGCGGCGTGGTCGCTCGCGCGCAAGCTCGAGCTGTTCCCTGGCGCGCTCACGCTGCGTGTTCTTGACGCGCAGACTGAATACGTGCCGGTCTACTACCGCGGCAAGGTCGGGCGCGTAGACGGCCTCGTCGGTACCGTAGACGTCGCGTGCGATGCGACGACGCGCTACGTCCTCGAGGCTGCGTCGCGAGGACTCGGCCTTGGTTCGCGCGTGGCGTACGGCTGCGGGCGCGTCGAGGTCACGACGCTGGCGCGCTGACGGAAAACGAAATGCCCCGCATCCCCAGCCCGAGGGCGAGGGATGCGGGGCGTTACGGGCGCGGCGAGGAGGCTACCGACGCCGAGGGTAGGTCATAGCGCGGCGATGGTGATGAGCATCGAGCCTGCGAGCGTGCGAGACGGCGTCGCGTCGGTGACGATGACGACGCTCGCGAGCCACGACTCACCGACGCGTCCACCGCTGAGCCAGACCGTCGCCGTCGAGCCGCTGTTCGTTGGCGCGCGTGGCCCGGTGCCGATCGCGAGATCGCTGCCAGTCGCTGCGCCCTCAGTGGTTCGCGTGACCGTCCACGTCGCGGACGCGATGGCCTCGCCGCTGGCAAGCTCGAACGCGAGCGAGTAGTCGAGCACGTCGTCGGAAAACTTGGTCGTCATGCGGCCCTCGTGATGCGGCTGGGCCGCGCTGTGGTGGCGATGCGGGTAGGTGCCGGCACGTCTGCTGCGCGAGGCTGCGCGGGCACCTCGTCGGCGCGGACCTCGATGACGGCGTCCATGATGCGCGGCGGCGA